ATGAAGCAACATCTGACCGAGCGATCCGTAAAGGCGCTGGTGCCGGCGATCGACCGTGACGTTCTCGTCTATGACGACGAGGTCACGGGCTTCGGTGTCTATATCCTTCGCTCCGGGAAGCGCGGCTTCTTTCTCCGCTATCGCATCGCCGGCCGCGAGCGCCGCTTCACGATCGGCGCTTGGCCCACTTGGTCGGTCACCGCCGCGCGCGAAGAGGCGAAACGGCTCAAGCGCGAAGTCGATGCCGGCAACGATCCGCTCGGAAAGCGCATCGAGCAGCGCAATGCGCCGACCATGTCCGATCTGATCGAGCGCTATCTCAAGGAGCACGCGGTTAACCTCGCGCCGCGGAGCTTCAGCGATCGGACCTCGCTTCTGCGCAAGCTGGTCGAACCGGAATGGGGCGCCCGCAAGGTCGCCGAGATCACGCCGGAAGATGTCGATCGGCTGCTCGCCAAGATCGCCAAGGGCCGGCCGCGGCCGCGCAAGGAGAGGCCGAAGTACAAGCGCCGGCACGCCATGGCGAAGCCGCGCCCGACGCCGATCCGGGCGAACCGCGTCGGCGAAATCCTGCGCAAGATGTTCAACCTCGCGATCCGCTGGCAGATGCGGGCGGACAATCCCGTGGTCGGGTTCGCGCGCTATCCCGAAATCCCGCGCGATCGGTTTCTTTCCGCCGACGAGATCAAGCGGCTTGCCGACGTGCTCGCCGAGCATCCGAACCGCCGCTGCGCGAACGTCATTCGCCTGATCCTGCTTACCGGCGCGCGCCGCGGCGAGGCGATGAACGCGCGCTGGGAGCAATTCGATCTTGAGAACGGGATCTGGACCAAGCCCGCGGCAACCACGAAGCAGCGCCGGCTTCATCGGGCGCCGCTTTCGCGGGCCGCGGTTGAACTGCTGCGCGCAATCCGCGCAAGCGTGCCTGCGGATTGCCCGTGGGTCTTCCCCGGCGAGATCAAAGGCAACCCGCTGCGCGAAATGCAGACCTTTTGGGAAGGCGTGCGCGCGAAGGCGAAGCTCGGCGATGCCCGCATTCACGATCTTCGCCATACGTTTGCGTCGCTTCTCGTTTCGGGCGGCATGACGTTGCCGATGGTCGGCTGGCTGCTTGGCCACACGCAGGCTCAAACCACGCTTCGCTACGCACATCTCTATGACGATCCGCTGCGGGAAGGGCTCGATCAAGTTGGCGATGCGTTGCGGCCGAAGCTTAGGCTCGTCCGAACTGAGTTGGCCTCTGGAAACGCGGGCCAATGATCGCCTACCCCTGGATAGACGCGGCAGCCAGTGGCGAAGCCGATACCGCTAGGGGACCGCAGGAAAGAGCGGATTCACAACGCAGTGAGCGAGCAGATCCTTTACCAGGGCCCCTTCAGGTGTGTCCTGTACGGGAACACCCTGAATTAGAGCATGGGATGGATCGGCTGGCCAACCGCCTTCCGGATCGAGTGCATCGTGCACGAAAGACAGAAGCAGGCCATTCGGATCGTTTTCCTGGACGTACCGTTTGGTCTGTCCGACATTGAGCCTCGCCAGCCGGCCGTTCCGTGCATACGTTAATCTTGTAACGCGCCGGACACCTGCCACTTGGTTCTCAATCGGAGGATCAAACCACTCCAGCCAGTTTACCGAAGGGGCGTCCTCGTTAGGGCGAGTGAGAAAACCCTCGCCGTTCACAACACCATTTTCGACGTGTCTCGGCCTTATGTAGCGCAACACGTGGTCGCTGTCGGGAATCACCGAGCCACGCTGCGGAATCGGCCTCATCATGCAAAGAGAAGTCCCTCAGCACCGCTCGCCTTGATGTGCGGAAGGATGGCATCCATTGCATCGATCCCGGCAACGCGGCTCACCGTTGCGGAGCCCCTACGCTGTTTGAAAATCACAAACTGGATTGCCCCACCCCCCAGGAACTGAAGCGCCACTTGCTCTTGACGGTCGTTCTTCCAAAGCGCGCGAAGATTGCCGTTGTCGTTCAGGAAAAGATACGGCCTCGAACGGGGCCGAAGATCGCGCATGAAAGCCTCAAAGTCCGCTAGCGAAGCATCTGAAAAGCTAATCTGGTCAAGCTCCGCCTCGATCCGTAGGAATTGCAGTCGCTTGGCGATCTCGGCGAAATTCCGAGCCTTGTCGATCTCCGAAGCTGCGGGCTCCGCCTCAAACGTAATGGGCAACTCCTCGAGGAATGCAGTCGATGCCGAAGCGTTGGGTCGTGGCAATCCCCGCGAGCGCATCTCGGGAGAAGAGCCGCTGCCACGCCTCCCCACAGGCTCGTACAGCACAACCGTAGGTGGCGTGAAGGCGGCCGGCGAAGGCGGTTCGAGCAACATGACGAATCAGAGTGGTTGCCAATGGTCCTGTTGGATATCTGGGTTTGTCATCCCCGTAAAGCAACGACCGATGACTTCGTGGGCTCGCTCGTACCAAGCATCGGCATCCGCCTTGTTGGCGGCCCCCAATGCCCCCAATGCTCGAAATTCGAGGATCAGCACGGGCTTAGGTGCTTCGGTGGCCCTACGACCTGTCCGCACCGAAACGTTCAGAGTCAGGTCCGGCGCGATCTTGTAGGCGGTCAAATAGTTAAAATCTGGTTTCGCCTCAATTGGCATGCCCAGATCCGGAATGGAGAACGACGGGATTACCCGCTTCGTGTCGCCTGCGTCCCTCCAATACTCGCCAGACTCAATAAGGTTGTTGTAAGTCAACTCCGCGATCTGGAAATTAAGAGTCTCTATCCCGAGCTCCTTTCGTAGGAAGGAACGGTAGATTTCGAAATATTTGTCGAAGGAAGCCTTCACATTCTCAAAGTGCGGATAATCTGCATTCCGTTTTCGCCAGTTGAATATGAATGCATTCTTCTGAATTTGTATGAGAGTTATCTCGTCTTCAGACACCAACCAAAAACGAGGCATGGGATATGGTTCGTCAATTCCGATCTGAAAAGTGAAGCCTGGCGCAGCAATCGGCAGGGATAGTTCAGGCTGCTGCTGTATTTTGGGAAACTCCTTCCGCACCTGTGCCCAGAACAGTCCAACGTGCTCCGAATGCAGCGGGGCGATCGGTTGGTCAAAATAGGCGCCGATGATCAGTTCATTGATCGGGGGATTTCTGTACTTAATTCTCATTCTCGGTCTCTCTGTCGAACCGCTCTTCGTTCACTGGTGGTGCTCCAGACGTTTTACCTCACGCCAGACTAGTGAAACCTTACGCCTGACCGTGCTTTCGTCCGGCACGTCTCGCTCATCCCGTTGCGCGAACCAGTCCATCATATCCCGCACCAGCTCGGATTGCGTGGCCGGAATGCCGTGCTCGTGTATCCGGCACGCCAAAGCGGCATAGAAGCGGTCCCAATCATAGCGCGGCGGCACGCCGGGACCACCACGGCGGCGTGCCGCCTCGGCGGCGTCGCTTTCGGGCACGTGTAAGCCGTTGAAGAATCCGTATTGCCGCTCGAAGCGCTCGACCTCCGCCCGTCGGACCAGCACATCCGCGGCGGTGATCGCGACGCCTTCCGCCGGATCGACGATCCATCGGAACTCGTCGCCGGCCTTCACCCGACGGATCACGATCGTAGGGCTCGGCGCTCCGTCCCTGCGGAACAGCGGCAATAGATGCGCCGCCTCGACATCGGCGAGGCCCGATAGCGTCTCCGACGGGCCGGTCTTCACTGGCGGCAAGGCGATCGAAAGCGCAAGCAATCCATCGGTCGACCAGCCGATCACATCGAACGGCGTGACCGACCAACGGATCGCGATCTCGGTGAGGGAATGGAAGGATCGCGGCGGAAGTTGCATGTCCGGCGTGCCCCCGATTGCTCATTGGCGAACCTGCTGGCGCAAGCGTCGGTACGCTTGCACCACCTGCTTGAGGTCGCTTCGCATGTCGGGCGGCAGGCGCCCCGCCTCGACGAACAAGTCGTCCATGCGAACGCCCAGGATCGCCGCGGCGCGCTCGACCAGCTCGTCGCGCGGTGGCTTTTCCTGCTCGCGCTCGACACGCGACCAATAAGCGGGCGAGACGCCAAGCCGCTCGGCGAAGTCGTTGAGGCCGATGCCCTGCTCGGTCCGCTTCGCCCTGACCGTAAGCCCGAATGCCATGGCGGCCTCCTTCAGTGAATCAGGCCGTACTTGCGGAGGCGCACGCCGATGAAGGCGCTCGTTACGCCGAACTCTTCGGCAAGCGCGCCGACGATCGCGTCGATCGCCGGCCAACTCGCATCGCTTGCCGCCAAGTAGGGCGTCGGGATCTCGTCGATCACCTTCCATCGGATCGCCGCGCCGAACGCGGAAGCCTCGCGCGCAAACGCTCGCGCGAGCTGCCGCCGCGGCGCCAAGAACGCGCCCATGAACTCGTCGGCGCGCCATTCCCGCCAATCGATCGGCGCGGCGTCCCGCGCCGCAATCGCGCCGCTGCGGAAGGCGCGCGCCGCGCCCTTCGCCACCGCCGCCGGCATGTCGAAGATCGCGTGTCCGAGCTCGTGCGCTGCCGTCGAGCGCAACATCTCCGGCTGATCGCCGAGCAGCTCGCCGTTGAGGCTGATCATCACGGTTGCCGGCTCCTGCGGGTCATGTTCGCAAATGCCGAGCACGGGTTCGCCGGCCTCGTCGTGCACCGCATGCGCCGCGTCCCACACGATTCGCACCGGCCGGCCGTTCACGCGGAGAGAAGCCGCTCGGCGGAACAGGTCGGCCGGCTGGAACGGCCGCGCGGTGTAGCCGAGGAGCCGCTGCCGAAGATCGGCCCCTAGCCGCCGGATCGCATCGGCCGAAAGCCTTGTCGGCTCACCCGAGCCGAAGCACGGATATTCCACGTTGAGCGCCATGCTGATCGCCTCCTCGTTGACCGTTTCCTCAACAACAATGTTCCTTTTATGTTCTTCTTTGGGCAGGAGTCGAGTCCTTTTTTCGCCGGTCCCATGACGCTGTTCGTAAGCCGATGCGGCAATGCGGCCTAAGCGTTTGATTCTTCAGAAATCCCCATAAAGCGGCGTTTCTTTCCGCCTGTTTCCGCCCCTTTCCGCCTCCGCCGAAGCCGCCCCGCCGTGTTCGGATCGCGCCGCTGCGAACGTGACGTGGTGACGGAGGCTTTTGTGGACGATCAACAGGCAAAATCCGCGGCCGGAACGGCGCCGCTCCTTAGCGGATGGCTCACCCGGGCGGAGGTCGCGGCCGAAATCGGCTTATCGGTCGATACGCTCGCCCGCTGGGAAACCCGGCGCATCGGTCCGCCTTGCGTGCGGATCGGCCGCACGGTGCTCTATCGCGCCGAGGCCTTCCGGGAATGGTTGGTCTCGCGCGAGCGTCATCCCGTGTCGAAGGGCGCGCGCCCGGGCGGTGAGCGATGAGCGCGCCGCTTGTCGTTGCCGCCCGGCTCGAAGCGCGCGCGCTCGTCGCCAATGCCGTTCGCCTCGCCTTCTTCGAACGCTACGGCGAACCGCCGAGCCCTGACGATCGGTTATGGGAGCTCGATCCGTTCGATCGCCTCGGCCTCGTGTGTGATGTCGAACTGAAGCTCGGCGTCGCGTTCCGCGACGAAGATATCGAGTTCCTCGAAACGCCCGACGATCTGATCGATCGCGGCGTCGCCGTTCTCCTGGGAGGCGAGCGATGAACGCCTTCGACCGGCACGGCGTCGGCCATCTCTCGGCTTCGTCCTTGAACCTATGGGCGGCCCAGCCCGCGCTGTGGATCATGGAACGCCTGCTCGGTCGCCGCGCGCCCATGGGCATAACGGCCGCGCGCGGCAAGGCGGTCGAACACGGCGTGCATCTCGGCCTGATCGATCCGGCGAAGCCCATCGACGATTGCGCGGCCGAGGCCGAACGCGAGTTCAACCGCTTGACCGCGCTCGCCGGCGATCCGCGCCGGGACGAGGAACGGCCGAAGATCGGCGGCTACGTGCGCGGCGCGCTCGCCGAGCTTCGCCAATACGGCGTGCCCGATGCCTATCAGCATCGCGTCGAAGTCCGGCTCGACGATGTCCCGGTGCCCGTGGTCGGCTTCATCGATTGGCGGTTTTCCGATCACGGCCTGATCGTCGATCTCAAGACGACCGAACGGTTTCCGGCTGCCATCGGCGATCCGCACGGCCGCCAGGGCGCGGTCTATGCGTCGGCGCACGGCAATTTCGGGATGCGCTTCGCCTATGCGAAGCCCGCGCCGGGGAAGAAGGAACCGCAACAGGTCCGCGTCTATGAGATGTCCGGCGACGACGTGCGCCGGCATCTCGCCGCGCTGCGCCTGATCGCGCTTTCGCTTGGGCGCTTCCTCGCGCTCTCGAACGATCCGCGCGAACTCGCCGGCGTAATCGTCCCCGATTTCGAAAGCTTCTGGTGGTCCGACCCGGCCGCGCGCGCGGCCGGGCGGGAAGTGTTCGGCTTCTGAATCTCAACGCGAAAGGAGAAAGACCATGCCTCTGCAAATCGGCGGCTCCGGAACGGTGAAGCCATACGTCAAGTACAACGCCAAGGCGGATAAGTGGTTCGTACGCTCGCCGGAAGGCGGCGACATGGAAATCGCGCGCCCAATGTTCCTGCTCGATCTCAAGAACATCCGTACCGGCTGGCTTCGCTTCCGCGAAGGCCAGGCGCCCGAACGGGTAATCGATCCCTCGCTCGATCGCGTCGCGCCGTCGCCGGGCGACGACTTCAAGCGCGGCTTCGTCGTCGCCGCCTTCTCGCAGAAGTTCTTCGGCGGCACGGTCGAGTTCTCGTCCGCCTCGATCCACCTCTCCAACGCCGTGCGCGATCTCTATGCCGCGTTCGAGGAGCAGGCGGCGCGCCCCGAGAACCGCGGCAAGGTTCCGGTGGTCGCTTGCACCGGCGCCGATCCCATGAAGGACAAGTACGGCACCAACTATCGGCCGCGGCTTGAGCTGGTGAAGTGGGTGGATCGGCCGGCCGAGCTTCCCGACACCTCTCCGGTGGATGACGTGGACGTGTGGAAGGGAGGCGCGCCCGCGCAAACCGCCGCCGCCCATGTCCCGCCGCCGGCGGCGAGAACGCCCGCGCCCGATCCGGCGCTTGAGACGGAATTCTGATTTCCGTCCGCACCCGCCATCAGCACCCAGCCCGCGACCACCGAAATGCGCGCCGCCGTGACGCCAATCCTCGCACCCGATCCCGATGCCATGCGAATGCAGCTCGAGCATGTGTTCCATGGCGATCTCGACGGCGCGCATGACGGCCTGGTCGAGCTCGCCTGGAACGATCCCCGAACCGGCGCGCTGTCGGCGGCCGAACTCTTCGGGACCGATCGCATCGACGAGCTCGTCGATCGCGCCGTAGCGCTCAACAGGACTCCCGGCGTCAACGTCTATGTGGGCGCCGCGCTGCGCCGGCCGCAGGCGGCTCGAAACCGCCGCGCCTCGGACGCGGATTTTCTCGCCGCAAGCTGCATCTGGGCCGACGTGGACACGGATGTGGTCGCGCCGGCGATCGCCGCTTGCAAGCTGCGCGGCGCCCCGCCGACCATGACCGTCGTCACCGGGCGCCATCCGCATTTGCGGGCGCAGATGTGGTGGCGGCTCGATGCGCCCTGCCGGGACGCCGAGCAGCTGCGCCGGATTTGCGCGGCCGTGGCCGCCGCGATCGGCGGCGATCCGTCGGTGCTCAATCCGGGTCGCGTGCTTCGGCTGGGCGGATCGGTGGCCTGGCCTACGAAGGACGGTCGCGTTCTCGAACGCACCGAGGTGCACGTCCCGCGCGACGGCCGGCCGGGGGAATATCTCATCGAGCAGATCGCGCGCGCATTCGCGCCCGAACCGGCGCCGTTGCTGTCGAAGCCGGCCGAAACCTCCGAGGCTTCTTCGCCCGTTTCGGCCGCGTCGCGCGCCGACGGCGGGCTTGCCATCGGCAGCCTTTCGGTCGAGGCGGCGGTCGCGGCGGTCCGGCGCGGCGATCGTTGGCACGATCATGTCGTGCGCCTCGTCGCCCATTGGGTGGCGCGCGGATGGTCGGACGCCGAGATCCTTGCCACCGCCGAAGGCCTCACGCTTCCCGGCTGGACCCATGACGAGACGCGCCGCGATCTCGCGCGCATGATCGCCGGCGCGCGGCGCAAATGGAGCATCCCGAATCCGGTGCACGAGGTCGGCGATGACGCCGGCCCGCCGCCGATCGAAGTCGGCTGGGTGCAAAGGCTCGACGCCGCCATGATCCCGCGCCGGCGTTGGCTGCTCGGCCGCTCGCTCCTGCGCGGGCACCTCACCGTCGAAGTGGCGCCGCCGGGCGCCGGCAAATCGACGCTTGCCATTGCGCAGGCGGTGGCGATCGCGACCGGCCGCGAGATCACCGGCCAGGCGGTCCACGAGACCGCCAAGACGTGGGTCTGGAATAACGAGGACGACGGCGACGAGCTGCGGCGGCGCCTCGCGGCCGTGCTTCAGCACTGGTCGATCCCGATCGAGGAAGTCCGCGGCCGCATTGCGCTCAACTCCGGCGCCGATCGCGCGCTCATGGTGGCGCGCGCCGCGAAGGACGGCTCGGCCATGCGCACGCCCGATGTCGATGCGCTGGTCGAACGCATCCGCGCGGAAGCGATCGGACTGCTCGTCGTCGATCCCTTCGCCGAAGTGCATGCGGTCGAGGAAAACGACAACGCGCGCATCCGCGAGGTCGCTGCGCTCTTTCGCGAAGTGGCCCGGCGGGGCGATTGCGCGGTTCTCCTGATCCATCACACGTCGAAGCCGGCGGCGGCCTCGTCGGATGCGTTCGCCGGCAACCAGAACGCCGCGCGCGGCGCGTCCTCGCTTACCGGCGTTGCGCGCATCGTGCAGACGCTTTTTGCGATGTCGCCGCGCGATGCGGAAAAGCTCGGCGTCGTCGAGCACGAACGCCGGCTTTGGGTTCGGCTCGACGATGCCAAGGCGAACCTGTCGCTGATCCAAGGCGAAGCGTCCTGGTTCAAGCGCGTCGGCGTCGTCATCGCCAACGGCGACGAAGTGGGCGTGCTCGTGCCCGGCGATCCCGGTCCGTCGCAAAGCGCCGTCTCCGACGAGGAAACCGAAGCGGCCGTCATCGCCGAGATCGATCGGGCGTGGCGCGTGAAGGAACCCTACGGCACGCATCCCCTGTGCGGCGAGCGCTTCTATGGCCGTTCGCTCCCTCGCCGCCTCGGGCGCCCGACTAGCGTGGTCAGTGCAGCCGTCGAGCGGCTGATGGCGCGCGGCGCGATCGAGGACGCCGTGTTCGATTCCCGCAACAGCAAGAAGGGACTCCGGCCCGTGCCGCTCGACGAGCGGAAGCGGCCAAGCGGGTCCGAATCTTCGGAAGGAGGCGCATGATGCACGCCAGGGAGCGGCTTGCGGAAGCGGCGCGGGGGTTGCGGGGGTTCCCGCCCAACCCATTGAAATCGCTAAGCGGCGGAGGTTTCGCGGGGGTGCGGAAGCGCCCTCCGTTGTCCTTGATTTCGCGTGCATTTTTCGCGGCGGCGGGAGTCCCCCCTTATACCCCCCTACGCGCATGCGCGCGCGTTCGGGCCGCGCGCATGCGCGTTGAGGCGTTCGTCCGATGAGCGCCGATCGCTTCGCGCAGTTTGCCGTCGGTCGGCTCGACGAGGTCGCCCGCGCGATGGAGCGCAAGTGGGGCATCGATCGCCTCCCGAAGCTCGTCGATCCCACCCTCGCCGCGCGGTTCGAGGCGCAACGCGAGAAGCTCAACGAGGCGCTCCGCTCTGAGCGCCCCGACGCGATCGCAACGCAAGCCGCGGCGATGGAACGCGCCTGGAAAGCGCTCGATGCCGCGGCGCTCGCCGATGGCCGCGCGCCGCTTGCGCCGGAGATCTGGGAAACGGTGATCCCGTCAACCGGCGAGATCATCGCGATCGTCCGCACCGCCGAGGAAGCATCGGCCCTCGCGCGCGAACGAAACGGCGCGGTCTATACGCTGGCCGAGGTCGCCGTCGCCATCGATGCCTTCGGCGATCAGGTCCGCGCGGTGAAGGCGACGTTCCCCGGCGCAAGCGTGACGGCGGTTCGGCCCGCTTCGCTGCCGATCGGCTCTCGCGAACCCAAAGGCGCCGGCGCTCCGCCAGGCCGCAAGCGAACTGGCCGATCCGCAAGCGCGGCGGGCTTCTTCGCGCCGCTTCCCGACGCCTCTTCGTCCAAGCCGCCGATCGATTGGGAGCGCGGCGACGAAATCCCGTTCTGAACAATCCGGAGGATGCCCATGCTCGCCATCGCTCTTGCCGAATCCGCGCCGCCGCCGGCGCCCAATGTCGCGATGCTCCCGCCGCGCGCGATCCTCGCCCTCGATCTCGGATCGCGCTGCGGCTGGGCCGTGCTTCCCCGCTCGGGGCGGATCGCGTCCGGCGTGACCGAATTCCGGCCCGGCCGTTTCGAAGGCGCCGGCATGGCGTTCCTTCGCTTCGAACGCTTCCTGGCCGATGCGTCCGAAGCATCGGGCCCGTTCGGCGTGGTCGTGTTCGAGGAGGTCCGCGCGCATGCCGGCACGCTTGCGGCGCAAGTCTATGGCGGCTTCCTCGCTCATCTCACCGCTTGGTGCGAACGGCATGCCGCGCCCTATCTCGGCGTGCCCGTCGCGACCATCAAGCGCCATGTCACCGGCAAGGGGAATGCCTCGAAGGAGGAGATGATCGCGGCAATCCGCGCACGCGGGCATTCGCCCGCCGACGACAACGAGGCCGATGCGCTCGCCTTGCTCGACTGGGCGATCGCCAATCGCATCGGAGCGTGAGCATGGAAAGGCAGCACTTCTTCGACGAGCTCGCCGTCCTCCTCGCCGATCGCGAGGATCAATACGGCGCTCCCGCCCAGCTGTTCGACGAGATTGCCCGCATCTGGACGGTGATCTTGAGCTTCGAGATCGAGCCCGAGCAGGTCGCCTTGTGCATGGTGGGCGTGAAGCTCGCACGGCTCAGCCACAACTGGTCGCACGCCGACAGCATCATGGACGTTGCCGGCTATGCGGCCATTCTCTCCCGGCTGGTGAACGAGGCACGCACGAAATGAAATACACGCCCAAGGACATCGAGGAACGCTTCGAGGAAGCAGCCGCCACGTTGCGCCGTCTGCCCGACGCGCGCGTGCCGGGGTATTTCAGCACGTGGCCGCCGATCATCCGGGCAGCCGCCGAAGCCTATGGCTATGATCCCGCGCGCATGCCGCGCATCGCCCCGTCGCCACAGGCCATCGGCCGCATGGAAGAGACCTTCACGTGGCTCACATGGCTTGAGGCGGACGATGCGCGCATCGTGTGGCTTCGAGCCGAAGGCGTCCGCTGGAAGCCGATCTGCTGGCGCGTCGGCCTATCGCGCGCCGCGGCGTGGCGCCGTTGGGTTGCCGCGCTGATCACCATCGCGAACCGGCTGAATTCCAAGTATTTCGTGGGCATCAAGAAGGGTCGCAAGAAGGGCGTGACCGCAACGATCGACGAAGCACGGCGCGACGGGCTGCTTTAGCCGGCGCGAAAACCGCAAGACACGTCGAACTTCTGGCTTCAACAACGAGACGTTTTTCGGCATCTTTGCTGGCATGATCGCGGGACGCGCGCCCGCCGGCCGAAGGTTCTTCCCGGCGGCCGGCGTATGCGGGCGGCGGGGGCCCCGGCTTCCGCTAGCGCCAGCCGCGAAAACCGGGTGCGCATTGCGGTGCGCACCATTCGGGTGCGCAGGTGCGCGCCTTGACATTGTGGCCACATGTGGCTACTTATGCGGCATGAAAACCGTCTCCATCCGCGAAGCCAAGAACCGGCTCACCGAACTTGCCCGCGAGGTCGAAGAGGGCGAGACGATCGTCGTCACGCGCAACGGACGTCCCGTTTTTGATCTTGTTCCGCATCAGCCTCGAAAGGGCCTCCGGCTCGAAGCGATCGACGAATTCAAGCGAAAGCACGGCATCAGGACGGTGGTTCCCTACATTGCCGAGGACTTCGACGAGCCGCTTCCGGAGGACTTTCTGCTTCGACCGCTGCCGCCCGAAGCATGAGGCTGCTGCTCGATACCCACGTCCTGCTTGCCTTGATCGAGGATCGCCTCGTCGGCTTGCCGGCTGCGGCTGAGGGTCTGCTGAAGGACCCGGACAGCGAACATCATTTGAGCGCGGCGAGCTTGTGGGAGATCGCCATCAAATCGCGCTTGGGCAAGCTCAAACTGACGCCCCGTTTGAGTTCGCTTCCCGAATTGCTTGACGACTTGGGCATCCGGATCGTCGCGATCAACGAGCATCACGCCCTCGCAAGCATCGAACCGGAGCCTGCGACTCGCGATCCGTTCGACAGGATGCTTTTGGCACAGTGTCAAGTCGAAGGCCTTCGGCTGGTCACCGTGGACCGCGCGCTCGCCTCTCATCCGATGGCCGCCAAAGCTTAGTCGCCGCCCGCCGGCACTGTCGGAGTCAACAACGGTTAGCCAGCGATGCTGACGATCGAGACTCGATCTCTCGACCGCCTAATCCCCTATGTCCGCAACGCGCGGACGCATTCGGAGGATCAGGTCGCGCAGATCGCCGCGTCGATCGCCGAGTTTGGCTTCGTCAACCCGGTTCTTATCGGCGCCGACGACGTGATCGTGGCGGGCCACGGCCGGGTCCTCGCCGCGAAGCTCTTGGGGCTGAGCGAGGTTCCGGTCATCGTCCTCGATCATCTTTCGGATGCGCAGCGGCGCGCTTTGGTGATCGCCGACAACCGCATTGCCGAAAACGCGGGCTGGAACGAAGCGATGCTGCGCGCCGAGCTCGCGGCGCTGCGCGAGGACGAGTTCGATCTCGACGTGCTCGGCTTCGGCGACGCCGAGCTTCTCCGCATTCTCGATTCGATCGACGGCTCCGCTTCGCTCGGCGGTGAGGACGCCCACGATTCCGGTCCTCCTCCCTCCGGATCGTCGGCGTCCGAGGCGTCCGCAACGCTGGCCGAACGCTTCGGCATTCCGCCGTTCACGGTCTTCGATGCGCGCAAGGGCTGGTGGCAAGAGCGCAAGCGGGCCTGGATCGATCTCGGCATTCGCTCGGAGCTCGGCCGCGGCGCCGCGCCCGGCGGAAGTCCGCGGCCGCTCGATCGGGCGCGGATGGCGAAGGTAAGCGCCGCGCCGGGCGGCTCGCCGTTGCCGGCTGCCGATTATTCGAAGTCGAAGGCGCGCGGCGACGGGCGCGGGCGGCCGCTATGACGAACCTCACCTTCGTGAAAGGCGATCGCGATTCCGAAGAACTCGATCCGGTCAGCCAAGCGATCCTCGATGTTGGATCGGGCACCTCGATTTTCGATCCCGTGCTCTGCGAGATCGCCTATCGCTGGTTCTGCCCGCCGAACGGCACGGTGCTCGATCCCTTTGCCGGCGGATCGGTGCGCGGCATCGTCGCCTCCCGGCTCGGCCGGCGGTATGTCGGCATTGAGCTTCGCGCCGAGCAGGTCGCGGCCAACTATGCGCAGATGCACCTGGCGGGCGATCCACCGCCCGAATGGCGCACGGGCGATGCGCGCGATCTCGCTGCGCTCGCCGGCGATGTCGCCGCCGATCTGATCTTCTCGTGCCCGCCCTATTGGAATCTGGAGGAATATTCCGACGATCCCGCCGATCTGTCGACGATGGGCCGGGACGAATTCTTCGCCGCCTACGCGCAGATCATCGCCGCCGCGGTGGCGCGCCTCCGCGACGATCGCTTCGCCGTCTGGGTGGTCGGCGATGTCCGCGATGACGACGGCGGCTACGTCAACCTGCCCGGCCGAACGGTGGACGCGTTCGAAGCCGCGGGCGCCCGCTTCTACAACGACGCGATCCTCGTCACCGCCGTGGGCTCGTTGCCGATCCGCGCCGGACGACAGTTCACGGCTTCGCGCAAGCTCGGCCGCACGCACCAGAACGTGATGGTGTTCTGCAGGGGCGACCCGCGGCGCGCGACGGAAGCGTGCGGGCCGGTGGAGTTCGGCGAGATCGACGCCGAAGGAGAAATGCCGGCATGACGCAGGGAGGCTTGGAGCCTGCCCGGGCCCATACCCCGGGAGCAGCCGGTTCGATTCCGGCCCCTGCAACCACTCCTATCGTGCGCGAGCATGAAGGCGTGTTGGTCGTGCGGGACGATCTCTTCCCCGGCGGGACGAAGGCGCGTTTCCTGCCCGTGCTATTCGATGGTCTCGACGAGGCGGTATACGCGAGCCCCGCCGAAGGCGGTGCGCAGGCGGCGCTTGCGCACGTTGCGCGGCAATTGGGGAGGCGCGCGACGATCTTCGTCGCACAGCGCGCCCGGCCGCATGCACGCACCCTCGAAGCCGCGCGCCTCGGCGCGAAGATCGTTCCGGTTGCTCCGGGCTATCTCTCGGTCGTTCAGGCGCGCGCGCGAGAGTACTGCTCGCGCGCCGGAGCCGCGCTCGTGCCGTTCGGCGTCGATATGCCGGAAGCCGTCGTTGCAATCGCCGAGGCGGCGAAGGCGATCGGGATCGAGCCCGACGAGGTCTGGTGCTCGGCAGGATCGGGCGTGCTGGCGCGCGGACTTGCGATGGCATGGCCGACAGCGCGGCGGCACGTCGTTCAGGTCGGCCGCGCGCTGACGCCGACCGAGGTCGCGGGCGCGACGATCCACATCTACCCCGCGCCGTTCGGCCGCGAGGCGAAGAGCAAGCCGCCGTTCCCGAGCGACCCGCACTACGACGCGAAGGCCTGGGAGCAATGCGCGGCCCGGAAGGGTCCGGGCCGCGTGCTGTTCTGGAATGTTGCAGGCCCGGCGCAAGCGGGGCGTTGACATGTCCGCTGTAGTCCGGCGGCGAGTAACCCTGGTCCGGCCTGTGCCGGACCGTGATTCATCTGGAATGATAGATACATTTTCGTTGGCGCTCGCGCTGCGAGGTGTATGAATCCATGGATGAGCAATGTCCTGAAGGATCTAAAGCGGCTTGCCGCTCTGCCCGATGCTGACCCCGGCGCGTGGCTTGCCTCTGCCGAAGAGGGTGTTCGCTTTCTCAAAGAACATTTGAGCGGCGACCAGACGGTGCTTTACGCATCTCTGAATGCAGTCATGATTCACGGTGTGCTTGTCCCGGAGAAGGGCCTTGCAGCTATCGATCACGATGAGCTTAGCCGCGAATTTGTCGCGCCCGACGCGAGCTGGATCATCGAACACGTCTCCGGCGGCGGTGAGCCGGACCGGGTCTATCTGGCCCCGCCGCTGCGCCATCTTGGCGAATGCATCGAAGACGGCGAGAAGCTCGTGTTCAAGCGCTCCTTCGCCGGCCGTGAAGGCGAAACGCCCGTCGAAATCAGCCAGAAGCTCGTTCATGCGCTTGATCTGCATTTTCTGGAAGAGCGAAACGCATGGTGCCGCCTTGACGACGACGGCGATATCGTCGAGGTCGTAAAAATCGTCCGTGAAAGCTTTGCAGACTGGACGCACAACGTCACAGTGGTGACCGTGCTTACAAAAGATTTCTCGGAGTATATGCGCCTTGCCGACATGGTACTTTTGTACTTTTTTGATTTCACGCGCACGCAGCCGCGGTCATTCAACGGCTGGAGCGGTGTAACGCCTGTCCAATTCAATGCGCCCGATCTATTTTACCATGGCGGGGTTATGGGCCGGAGCGGAAGTTACATTAATGGTCGCATGATTGCGCGGCCTGCAATCACATACGAAGAGATCGTCAAGGAGCATATTGAAAAACGGAATCCCAGTTCGAAGCAGTATGCGGTCTTCAAGGCGATTGACCTTAAGACGAAAGAGCGCATCGAAGTGTCCGCAGATCCCGCAGGCTTGTCGAACTACTTCCAGCCCGAGTCAGAGCTTCCGCTGGAAATGTCTCCGGCATTCTTCAAGGCCGAAGTCCTGCACCGGTACAAGGCGGACCCGGTCAAGTATGAACTTGACGACCGGTCGATCACATGCCGTGGCGCATGGAGCCTGCGCACATACGATGTGAACAAGGAAGGGCAAGTTCACACCTATCTCCGGTATCTCGGCGAATTGCCGTATAAGGAGCAACTGTATTGGCAGTCGTTCAACGAATGGCCCAAGGGTGGCCTTTCGGAACGCGCCATCACAACGGATTTTAAGGGCGAATTCTATCGGGGCTATGATCCCCTTAACAATCTCAAGCACGAAATCATGAAGCTGGATGAGCGAGCGCCAAGCTGGTGGCAGCCGCGCGGCGACGCCTTGCGGAAAGCCGTCCACAATCCTGTCACGTCCTCGGCAAACGAATGGAGCGACGAAATCCTGGCCTTGGACCAACTAGTCAATGAGGGATTTCTATTAGGCCCGTTGCGGAGCCTTGCCAGATCGCTTGGCGTAACGCCGCAAAACGACTGGCGCCAATTTAAGCTGTTGGAAGAGTGTGTCGCCGTAAAAAACGCGGATGGCGTTGATGCAAAATCCGTGATCGACCCGCTTCGGCGCTTGCGTGATCTGAGAAATCACCTCAAGGGCCATGCGTCTGGCCGCAAGCACGAACTGGCCAAGCAAGCGGTGAGCGTCCACGGCTCCTTCAAGGCGCATTTCGAGCATGTTGCGGACGAAGTTCAAGAGACATTGAAAGTGCTTGCAGGCACGCTGGCAACATAGTCGGTGTTTCAGGAGGAACGACCACGGGAAGAGCCGCCGTGATCTGCGGTCCGCCTTCCATTGGCGACCCGACATCGCGAGGGAGCAGGCGCCTTCAGGTGCGGGGCATCCTCGACGTTGCCGGATCGAGTGACCTACGAATCTCTTCAATTGCGGACATCCGCTTGGGCTGAGGTCAGGCTGCCCCCGAGAGCAGATTCGCGGCCCGGAAGGGCCCGGGCCGCGTGCTGTTCTGGAATGTGGCAGGCCCGGCGAGGCCTTAGCCAACGCGCTGCGCCTCAAGCGCGATGATGCAGAGATCGCGATAGCGGGCGATCGCCTTCGGGCTGCTGCTGACCGGGTTGATCACGAAGGCGCGCAGTCCCTTGAGGTCGGCGGCGTTGGCGAGATCGACCACGGCCGCGAGCTTGTTACGGAACCGCTTGTGGGTCTCGGCGCTGAAATCCGGCGGCTCGGGCAGCTTGCCGGCGCGGGCGTCGGCCTCGATCTGCGCGCGCTTGCCGAGCGGCCGCTCGCGCTTTGCCGCGATCGCAGGCCGCGGCTCGCGCGAGGGATCGGGGGCGAGCCTCGCGTCGCGCGCATCGTTTCGACCGCCGGCTTGCTTCTTCAGGCGCCAGGCAAAACCGTCCTTCGTCTTCACGATCTCGATCTCTTCGGGATCGTGACCCGCCGCCTTCGCGGCGCGCTGGGCGTTGAACTTCTTCGCATAGGTCTTCATCGCAGGCTCCCTCGCTTGGGTTGGAACATCATCGGTAACGAGCGCGGATCGTCCGCTTGCATCGATCGCGTAGATCAGCGCGCGGCGGCCGTTCGGGTGTTCGGCCGCAAGGCGCGCCGCCTTAAGCCGCGCCTCGGCAAGCGTCGCGGCGGAGGCCTTCGCGTAGCGCCCGACCCC